TAGTAGTATGCTCCACGAAAACAAAAGACAAGAATTAAGCAAATGCCATGAATAACAAAGAAACACATTTTAAAAGAAACAGTTTTTAAAAATTAGACATATGTGTATATACAATTAGTAAAAATAGATACATAGTTAATGATATGTGTGATATTAGTATAAGAGTATATTCACTCAATATGTGATTTAATGCTTCCTAGCAGGGCATAGAAGACCAAGAAGCAATAAAGAAAAAATGAATACAATGAATAAAATCAAAAATATCCACCAGCTGCTATGAAACATGCCACTCATCCATTCCCCTACTTTTGTCATCCAGCAAATGAAACCACACGAATCCGAACCATCTGAAAATGCATCTGAATTTAACACATTAACACCAGAAACTCTGTCAAGGTGAGGAGCACTTGCCTTTAAGCCATCTTTTGAACACACTTTATCATGACAACACATGAATTTGGACCCACTGTGTCCACCTCTGCCTTGCACCTTAACAGAATTCTGACCCCTATTAAGATGAACAGATTTACCACCATAACACATAGCTTTGTCACAAACCTTTATAGCTGTCATAAAGGTAGAGCACTCAGTAAGTGACACTGAACAGTCAAGGGTAAAACCAACTCCAGAACCCCATGAACCAGTTATGCCTAAAACACTAATCTCAAGTTGACACGGGTTTTCACTCAAATCTTCAAAGGCAAGGTCCCTACTCACTTGAATATTCATATGGTCTTTATAAATACTATCACTATCATACCACAACAGTCCTGATGGACCTAGAGTGACATCACTCATGTTAATCGAAATAAATGAATCCCTAGTTGCCATCATTTTTTTGTACCCAGAAATGAGGTTACCATTATAAACACAAACAGGCTCTGTTGCAAATCTACATTGCCTTTCTATCACACCATCAAAGTCAGGACACTGTAAAGTAGCACTGTTCATCATAATGTCACCAGGATCACCGTAACGACAATTACTTGTACACCACTGCTTCATGATTATAGCACCACCTGCTAATGGCCCTAAGAACACAAGTGTATCTCCTATATTTAGGTTTGAAACTGTCCCAATCATACATATTTTCACATGATCACTGGTCAAGCAATCATTTTGGTCAATATCCTTACAAGACTGTTCATTTCCTAGCTGGTAACATATTCTTCTTGAGTATGTCAAGCTTAGGATTCTGTACACACTTGCTTTTGGAACAATTTTATCTAGATAAAGACCGCAGGCTGTACAACCAGTTCCAACTCCTGGACAATCACTTGGATTACATGCCCAACCTGTTTGATACTGATAATCCTTTTCAAACTTACAATGTGCAAACTGCCACGGGTATGAATATTTTTTACATTCTCCATAGCAATGAAAAACAGATTTAATGTTTAGCTCTCCATCCATCCAATGACCTAATGATTGGACTGTTGCTTTTACAAGTTGTTGTTTAATATTTACAGTGAACATTATACTTTTATCTTTATTAACTGGGTGGTCTAAATATCTTCTATGTGTATAGCCTGCACCAGAAGGAAGAGAAAAATCCAATTCATAATCCGATGCCATAGGCACATGTCCAACACCATGGGCAACATCATTCCATTCTGTGTCAACATCTACCACATTGGCACTTGCTGCCCAAATGCAAAGTTCAATAATGAGCAAGAGTGTCCACACCATACTTATATAGCATCTATTCTTATACCTAAAATTTGACACCTTTCTGATTATAATTGACGATGGATGTAAAGGAGCAATTATATTTTCAACTTTTCGTTGGTATCTATCTTTTAAAGGGCAAAACTTAAAATGCTCAGTAAGTATAGCTGGACTTGGAGCTAGGTCCTTCAAGCAGTATGGACACTGCCCCTGTGGACATAATTCGTTATGTGCCTTCAGCTCTTCATTAGTCTCGCAGTCAGTCTGGCAAAGACTACAAGATGTATTTCCAATTGTATGCTGAAATTCCTTTTTAACCTTCTCAAATATATGATTGAAATATAACTTTCCAGCCTTTTTATTGAAAACATAAATAAGCACTTTTAAAACTTGTAAAATTAACCATGTTAAGGATGGAATAATAAGCCAACCAAAACAAAAAGTTATCATTAATACAATTGTTGCCCAACCGTGAATTCCTGGAACACAAACTTCTACAGCCATTGAATGTGCAATCCATGGAAACATAGAAAATAAAGTTGTCAAGCTGTAAATACACTGACCTATAACCAATGTTGCAGTTTTAATGACTTTCTTTTCACCATTACAATAAACTACAATGTCTTTATCAAGCCGTTGACAAACAAAATTTATCTGATCTTCCATTAGATGGTATTTATGCATCCTACCAATAAGACATGTTGGAGAACTTATATTGAAAATTCCAGTCTGAGAAAATGCTTCACACTGTGCTCCAGGTCCTGCTAGTGTACAGAAAACATTACATGGCTGCATAGTTTCAGAAAAACCAGGGACTGTCACAAGACCTCTCCACACTAATGGTATAACTTTTTTATCACATGATGTATAGTTGACGTAAGGCAGAACACCCTTTGACAGAACATACTTTGTATAGTGATTAATAGGTTTAGGATAAACATATGTTGATGTATAGAGAATCTGACCTGATAAACACAATCCCTTAAACTTATCAGACTCTGTGTTTGCTACTTTGAATTCTTTTTCAGAACTAATTCTAAAAGAACCAATACCGTGCCCAGGCTTGTCATGATCTTCTCCATAATTGAACATAATCATTTTCGAGATTATTTCTGCACTAATAGCATCGGCAAGATTTGGGACTTTGATCCGTACAGAGTAACCTTGCAGAAAGCATGAATATGAGGAATAAAAGGAATGATCTGTACAGCTTTTAGCACCACCAATCTTCTCTAACTCAACCAGTACTTTATGGCCTCCAGTCCTCTCGCGAACAAAGAAACAAGAAACTTGAAGCTCTGTTGTCTCTACATTTGTAGGCAGTTGAGAACTACCGTAGAGTGGCTGAAAGCAATTTCCACTGACTATTAAACCATTAGGACAGAATGTTCTTTCAAAATTTAGATTTATTCTATGGTCTTTCCATGTCATGACACATGACCTTACATTTGAACATATTTGTTGTGGTATAATAACATGCAATGTTGTTAAACATGCAGTTGTATTGCAGCTCAGTTCTTGACATACTAAACCCTGCCTCCCAGTGATTAGCTTTGAAGAGACACCCTGGTCTAAGGCACATATGCCAAGTAATGAACCGTTCTCCTCTGTCCCCTCATAAGTAGTATCACCTGCCTGAGTAGTTGTACCAGTGTCAGTTTTCTTCTTCCATGATACGACAGTAGTTGAATAAAGGGTCTTTCGGAGCTGGTGGAATTCAAACGGACAGCTACTTTCCACTGTAATCTGCTGCAAAGTCGTATAAGCCTGAACAGGCATGTCAATCCACCCATAAGAAAAACCTTCATCCTGTCTTGGATTATGTGGGCACTGAAGAGTTAGATCGAAATTTGACTTTTGTTCAGTAATTGTGACTAGTATTGTGATTAGTAGTAGCTTCATTTTCGTGGAGTCTACTACTA